ATCTGTCTTGCAGTTGTTTCTGCCATTGATTGGTTTGTTATGCTGTGGAATGTAAATTCTTTTACAAGTTTTTCATTGTTGTCTGTGCTTTGATCACCACTTACACTATACACAACCTGTTGGTTTGTAAATTCTTTGTCAGGATCAATATAGTTTACAAGAACTTCATTTAGTTTTGTATTCTTACGCTCACCATCAAGTGTAACACCGCCTACAATGTAATCCTTATCTACAGCAAATGCAATCTGCACATCTGTTTCGCTTGGATCATCAAAGCGTGTGCCTCCATCTTCCATTTTTAATTTGTAACGACCGCCTACATATGGCATAATACCTCTTGCACCTGCAACCAATAGTTTAACATTGTCTAACAGTTTCATATTGGTATCAACCACTGTGTTCATTGTAAGCACAGGTCCTGTAAACTGTCTACCATTGTCTGTGTAGTAGTTCATTTGTGCTTTACATTTTTGTGCTACATGACGAAATGCTTCTGCGTTGATTTGTTCTTTGGGTATACCACAACCATATCTATCATTCATAAGATAGTCGAGTAAACAGTTTGCAGGATTTGTTCCTACAACACCACTTACTGCACTACCCTGATTGTTTGTAGTTGTTTGTCCATGATAGCGTTTAGACAAACTATCATAGTCTGCACTCAGTGTGTCATTGCCGATTGTGTGGGCACTAACATCGTATACTTTTTTACCCAACACATCAAACTGCACCTTAGGCATACCACCTTGCCAAGGAAATGAATCTTGATTGTCTTCTGTAATTTTAGGATATTTGAATTGAAATGCCACATAAGCAACACCTGGTAGTTTTCTTGTTTTTAGTGTCCAAGAAGTATCTCCACCTGGTGAATAATCACCTGACAGTATTTCTGAGTTTGTGTTACTATTTGTTTCTTTGCCGTTGTATACCTGCATTTCAATTAGATTTTTAAATCTACCTGCTTTGATTTGATAGCGTTGTCCATGCACATATGTTTGACTTGCACCAGTAGTGCCAAAACTGCTTGGTAATGGCAATTCAATATCATCTACAAGTATTCTATTGATGCCTTCAATTTCGCCTTCGCATACAGCAATACAGGCAATTAGATATTCATTTCTATCACCTTTGGTTTCTGCAAATATAAGACTACCACCAACTCTTCTAAATCCATATACAACAGGTATAGCAACATTGGTTCCGTTCTTTGTGATTGTAACACCTTGTGCTGATTGGTCCGCAGGAACATTGCCCGGTGTAGGCACATCAAATGCACCCATAGGATTGAAAACAAATCCTACAATGTCGCCAACAAAATTAACAACACCACGAACAATGTTTACAATACCTTTTACTATGCCTTTGACAACATCAGTAATACCTTTTACTATACCACCCATTAGTATTCCTCTACTTTGTGAACAAACCAATTACCACAGTGTTCACCTTGCTTGTGTTCAAAGTAACTACTTGCTCTTTCAATTTGATCTACTGAACCTTTGTAGTCTTTGCCAAATGCACATACACTTGACTCAAAAAACTTTGCGCCTTTTTGTTTGCATTTCTCTACACAGGCATTCCATAAACTGTCTGCTAACCATTTATTTCTTTCACCATCTTCAATATAAAAATATGCAATTTGTCCATACAGTGTTGGATTCCATATTTTTGTATGAAAGAATATAAGTGCATAACCAATTAGTCTACCTTCGCTTTCAACAACAAAACAAGTGTTGATAGGATCCATCATTAGTTTTCTAAATGCCAATGTAAAGTAATGATCGTCCCATGGCAGTTCTTCTGCAATCTGCATTTCTTTGCCATGCTGTCTTGCAAGTTTGATCATTTCATTAGTATCATTGGGTTCAAACTGTCTAATCATTACTTTTTGCCCCACTTCAAATCGGTTAGTGTTTCATGACTGAATTGCATTGAAAAGTCTGCAGGATGTTCTCTTTGAAAATTTTCGTTGTTGGTTCTGCGTCCATTAACTTTTTCAAAGTCTGTAAACTGACTGTCTACTTGAACTGTTAGTGTTGCAGTGTCCTGTGCATCTTCTACCCTGTAACCTGCAATCTTGCCTTTGAATATAGTAAGCGGTCCATCACCTGCACTGTCATAAATTAAATCTTCTGTTGCTTGATCCCACAGTGCTCTATATACTGTAACATCTTTGTTGATTACATCACTGGTAGCAAAACGCAACATTGTAGTTGAATCCAATGCTGTAAATGTAATTGAAATATTGGTTACTTGTGTTTCTGAGTTTTCAGTTGTTTCTGATATACCTAAGAAGTTGCCTTGTGCTTCATATGTGTTTCCAAAGTATGAAATATCATACGGGGCATCTGTGTAGTAGAATCCTGCGATGTCTAACAATACATAACTGACCAACGCCTGCCTTGCAAGTGCTGTATTGGTTACTGTAGATAGACCTCTGCTCATTATACCGCCTCTTGAATATCAATTTCATAACCCACAAGTCCATCTGTTCTATAACCAAACTCTTGAATATCGTTTGAAAGAATCATTCTAAATTCAACATTGGATACCTGAATAGTTGCACCTGTGCTGTCTTCATCTACTGCTGTAATAAGTCCTGGTTGAAAGTTGATTGTTGCATCACCACTACCATCAGTCGTAACATCTTCTGTAACCATATAAACCTTTGTATGATTTGGAAATCGGATGACATCACCTGCCTTGAGGATTGTTACTGAAGTGTCGCCTGATCTAACTGTGCAAGAAGTTGATCCTGCACTGTTTGTTCCTGTAGGATAAGTGTTTTGATTTGGTAATCCACTTTGTGTAGTTGACACATTAGGAATAATAATATCAAATTCATTTAGACTGCCTTGGCATCTTGAAACAAATGCTTGAACTGGTCTTGACTCTGTAAGTGTCATAGGCGGAAACTGTAAAGTGCCGCTCCACACAGTTGTTGAATTTGTTGCTCTAATAATTCTACCACTTGCTGATTCTGTTTTTTTAGTTGCAGTGTTCTGTCTAAAATTAGCAGTAGTAAAACCTGGTGTTTGTGGAAAATCTCCTATAAAGGCCATTATACTGTTACTCCTGTTTTACCACGACTGTTCATCGCTTGGTTAATAATACCAACGATTGTGCTTCTGCGTTCTACAAGCAGTTGATCAAAACCTCTGGCATCAGTTGTTGTTATGTTAAAGTTTACCTGCACAGGTTCATTTCTACCACCGTTCATACCTTCAAGTGCGTTTGCTACTTCATTAGGTATAACTGTGCCTGGTTGTCTTGGAACAAATATCTCTGGTCCTGCTTCTCCAACAAGTGCTGGTTCACCCACCTTAGGATTACCACCTCTTTGATAAGGTTGTGCTCTAATACTTGCCACCTGTGCAAAACCACTTGCAACAACGGCCGCCGCCGCAAGGAAGTTAAATGGTGGTGGATAAGAAGCAAGTGCCTTGGTAGCACCTAAGTAAGTGTTTCTAATTGCTTCTGCGATTGCTATTGCTTTTGAAATCGCCGCAAACTTTTTGTTCTGTTGTGCTAATGAACTGAATAGAGTTTTTGCTTGTCCAATAGCAAATGTAGTTTTTTCTGTTTGACTTTTATTTTCAAAGTCATAATATGCTTCTGCTTCTTCTTTTGTTCTGCCTTGCTGTTTTAATTTTTCAATAGTTTCTGCTTTAGCAAGTGCCTTGGCCGTTTCTTCTTGTTTTTTAAGAGCGGCCATACGCTCTGCTTCAAATTGTTTTTCAATGTTACGAATAGCAGTAGCACGATCTATGCCTGCTTCTTTCAATGCTTCTTCTGTTAGCAATCCTACTTCTTTGATTGATTCATTCTTTTCATATTCAAGACGCTTAACTTCATCAACATACTTGAGAGCATTTTGAATCTGTGTTTCTCTTAATAATCTATCTGCGTCTTGTTCTTTTTTTCTTAAATCTGTAAGAAGTTTTGTTTTTTCTTTTTCTAATCTTTCAAGTAATTCTTTTTTGCCAAGTTCTGAACCTTCAAATGATTTTGCATCTGCTTCTTCTAATGCTTTTTTGTTTTCAGTATATTCGCGTAGGATTTTTTCGCGTTCATCTAATAATGATTTTTCAATTGCAAGAATACTCTTTGCTTGTTTTTCAATTTCAGCACTTGTTGTGCCTGTTGTAATGCCACCTATGTCTGAAGTGCCTGCATCAGCAACAGCATTTTTCTTTGCTTCAATTTCTGCTAATTGTTTTTCAAGATCTTGTCTTTCTTCATCGGAAACAAATTTGAATACATTCTTTTGGAATCCTTTTTGGAATGCACCTTTCATTCTTCCGCCGAAATCATCAAATGCATCTCTTGGATCTTCAAAGTTGAATATCTTTGTAAATGCGTCAGCAAATACTTTACCAAACTCTTTTACAACCAATCCAAGTCCATGAAATGCGTTTATAAAACTATTTGCAAAGACTTCAAGGCCATATAATAATTTTGTGCTTAGAGTTGCTTCAACTTCAAGCAATGGTTTGATTAAATCATACATTGCCACTGCCGCAGTTGCCGCCAATACAGCAATTAATCCAATTGGGTTTCTTGCCATTGCCGCAGTTAATGCCTTAACACCTTTGGTTAGTCCACCAACTGCTGTTGTCATTGCAACAACCTTGCCTACTGCCAATGTTGAAAGGAATACTCCGCCAAATACAGCGGCCTTTTCAAGATTATTTGCAATTAAAAGTATGCCCTCAGCAAGTGCATTGAATACTGGTGATGCACTTGTTCCTAATGCAAGGAAATTGTTTTTAAGAACAGTAAAGGATTGTCCGATAGTAGGACCTGTTTTGGCAAATTGTTCATCAACATCTTTAGATGCTTTCAATAGTGCATTGATAAGAACATCCGCAGTCAATTTACCATCACCTGCTAACGCTCTAATCTCACCTCTTGCTTTGCCAGTTTCTTTTGCTAAGATGTCAAGTATCTGTGGTGCCGCTTCAACAACAGAGTTAAACTCATCACCTCTAAATGCACCTGAACCAAGTGCCTGTGCAAACTGTCTAATGGCACCTGAAGCACTCTGTGTGTTTGCACCTGCAATAGATAGCAATTTAGAGAATGTTTCAGTTGTTCTTGCCACTTGTGATTGATTTAAACCAAGGTCCTTGGTTGACAATGCAATCTTTTGATACAAATCAGATACAGCATCTAAATCCTGTCTGGATCTATTTGCAACATTAGTAAGGTCTACAAATGTTTTGTTAAGTTCTGCTTGACCATTTGTAACAAGTTTTAGTCTATTAGTAATTGTTTGAATTTGGTTTGCATACTGTGTTAAAGCACCAACACCAAATGCACCTGCCGCCAATGCACCAATTTTTCCAAGAGATTTCTGAATGCCTGACAAGACACCTTTGGTTTTATCTCTTGCGACTACGTCTATTACTTGTGTTGCCATCTAATGTTTTCCTTGTCTGTTCATATTCCCACCTATAAAAGGCGGCCCATGTTTGTATTTCAAGGACACTAAACTGCATTACTTCTGCTATGCTCTTACCTAACCTATCTGCAATCTTACAGATAATCAGTAATTCAGTGTCCTCTACGAGTTTTTTCCGATATCCTCCAACTGTTCTGTTGGCGAATTGATTTCGGCACAAACTCTAATAATAACATTAGGATCAACATCATGCATCAAACCGGTTTTGTCAAACTTTGTAAACAAAGGTTTACCTTCTGGGTCTAACGCTTTTGAAATCAATGTTTCAACTAATGCTTCAACTGTTTTACCTTCTGATTGTAGTCTAATAATATTTTGTTCTACAGCAAAAGGATACGCAGGTTTAAAGTAAACATCACTTTTCCATTCTGGAACTGTTACTTTGTTAAGACCTCCTGCAAGTCTTTCTTTGAAATGCCCTTTGGCATTCTCCATTACACTCATTTTATTCTCCGTAGTGTCTCCCTAACTGCTGGCGTTGTTATGCCGTTAGGTGCTTGTTTAGAATGACCTTCTTCCAACGCTACTATGTAAGGAACGCGGTTGACTACTTGGGTTTCGCGATAACGCTTTTCTTTTCGCCAACCTCGTCTTGCCTTACCTTGATCTATTGGTGTAAACTTGCGTGCCTGCACCAATAGTTCATCGGTCAATCTGTCAATGAAAGTGTCTTTTTCTCGTTCAAGACGCCTCATAGATTTTCGTTTGTCACGCAATACAAACTTTAACATAGTTTACACTGCCTCGATGTTCAGTGGTCCTGTGCCTTGGAATGATACACTTGCAGTTACAAGGTCATCAAATGATGCTGTTCTTGAAACTGAAGTAACAATGATTTTACCTGAGAATTTTTCTCCACTTGTTGTGTTTGGATAAAATTCTACAAATAATCCTGTGCCATTGTCATGATCTACATCAGGACGAAAGGCATCAGAAGCACCACCTGAGGCGCTTGTGTGTCCATCATCGTATACTACTTCCATTGATCCAGTGAATTGATGTAAACCACTCTTATATTCACGAGCGGCATCACCCATAACTGTCGATTCAATTACATCCTTGGTGTGCTCCACTGTCCAAGAACGAACTTCAGCGATTGCTACTTCACCGGCACTATCTGAACCGATTTTAACGGTTCCATTTTCACCTGTATATGTTGCCATATCTTAGTTCTCCTCTTTTGGTGTAAAGTCGTCTTCTGAATAAGTCCAATTATCTTCCCCACAATCTTTGTATGAATGCTCTTCGCTTCCACACTCGATGCAAGGAACAGCATCTAACTCTTCCTCAGTGGGTTCAATATCTTCAACTTTTTCTTCGTCGACTGGTTGTGAAGTCACTTCCGCAGATGCAGAAATCTTTTCTTTCTTACCCTTGGGTTGTGACTTTTTTTCTTGTTTAGGTTCGTCTATTGACCATCCCTCATCAAGAAATCTGTTTAGACGGTCGGCCTCAATTTGTTTCCATTTACCGTCTTTGTATATTTTAATATATGTTACTGGCATTATACTGCTCCTTTAGTAAATGAGTAGTGAACTTCAGCAATCACGACAAATTCACCTAATGGTGGTGTTCTGTCTATGACTTCGATTGAAGTTACATGAGTTGTTGCGGCACGGGCCGTTGCGAGTTCTCTATCTCTGTTAGTGTTTAACGCTTCTTCTATTCTTTCAATTAGGGCGTTTCTTTTTTCGTCTACACTTTGAACGAAACCTTTGCGTCCGTCTGAACGAACGAATCCTCTAATCTGCACTTCAATGATGCCGCGTCTATAACCACCCATTGCTTGGTCTTCGCGTGTTTCATTGCCTGTTGTTACAAGTAGTGCTGGGAATTGTGTCATTGCAAGTTTGTCCACATCAAATGGTTCTCTTGACACGAATGTAGGTCTTGGAGGATTCATATCCTTCAAAACTTCAATAATATTTGTGGTAACGGTTTCTCTGTTTGACATACCCTACTACCTTTTAAGGCGTAGGAAATGCTGTGGTTCTTTTTCAGTATCTGTTACTGTTCCTGAAGAATCTGCATCATATTCTACACCGTCTCTTAAAACTAAATCTAATTCACGCTCATATTCTTTTCTATAGAATTCCATTTTGCGTTCAAATAGATCTTGGTCTGGTTCAAATTTTGCTAATTTAGGGTAGACATGGAAACCCAAAGCATTGTATACAGTTGCTCTTGTTAGTTGACTTGCTGTGTATAGATCTTCGTCAGGTTCAATTTGTCCTGATGCAAGTCTTCTTAAATCATAGAGACCAATCTGTTGTGTAGGCCACCAACGGATACGTAGGTCGCGGAATACGTCATTTTGTGCTTTGGTTAATTCTTCATCGAAATCAGGGATACCAAAATCAAGAATATCTGGTTCGTAATCTTGGATGTCTGAGATTGTTGCTGTTGTAATCGCCATAGGATACTGTCCTTAATAATATGCTATGAGTCCTTCTCATACCACTAAATTGTTTACAAAGTTATTTATGTGATCAGTGCTAAATGGTGCACAATTCAAGAAGAAAGGGCGATATTTCTACCGCCCTTCCTGTCAGATAGTCAATGACTGTCAGTTATTATAACTGAGCGTCACCAATTAATTGAACGCCATAAGCATCAAATAACTCAGATACGCCATACGCCATAGTTCCAACAATTTCTGTTGCTCTTAATGAAGCGTCTCTTTGCTCTTCAATTCTCATTTCGCGTTTAACCATGTATGCAAGTGCATCGCTTGACATTACAGCACCAACAAATGCACCAGCAGAGTCGCCAGTTACAACAGTTGATTCAAAAATGTCGATACCAGCAAGACGACCAACGAAACCATCTCTTAATGCTGTGTTACCTACATCTGACAAGTTGTGAGACATAGTTGTTCCAGCGTTAGTTAATTGTTTCTTGATTTGAAATGCTTGGTATGGATGGATTACAGACACATAGTTGCCTGGTGCTTGATTGTTTCTTAAGATTGCCGCCGCTTTAAAGAAATCTTCTACAGTTAATTCTCTTGCGCCTGAACCTACAGTGCTTGTAAACCCTGTAAACAATGCCGCTAAGTCAGTGTCAACTTTCTTAGCAAGACCATCACCAATTTGACGACCAACTGCCGCCGCTACATCTTCTGCCGCACCTTCACGAGCAAGGTCAGTAAGTGTTACAAGAACACCTGCCTCTGTTGCAGTGATTGTTGCAGGATCAGTAGTGAACTCAGTGTTAGCAAGGTCAGTGCCTTCAGTTAAACCGTCTGCCGCGATTGCCGCGTATTTTGGAACTTGTGCTACAAGTCCTGGTGTTCCCACCATGTTGTAATTACGAACAAGTGGACGAATCACAGTTTGCTCAGAAAGTGTGAATAATGCCGCTTGGACGATATTTGCATATAAGTCGTTTAGACTTGTGCTTGTTGATTCATTTGCCATGTTAATATCTCCTTATTTAGATAGCAATTATAAACGAACACCCTTTGCTCTCATAATCTCTTTGTATCGAGCACGATGCTCAGGATTGTTCATATTAAGTTTTGTTACGTCTGTTTCTACCACATTCGCCTGTTTGCCAACTCCTTGTCCTGTGCCTGAACCATTTGGTCCTGCACTTACAAAGTGTGGGTTCGCAGTTAAGAACTCATTTACCAGCGTAGATACTTTGATAGGATCACCCTTGTCATCATATCTTACATTGCCGTTTTGATCTACAACATCAACTGCGCCTGCTTCATTAAGTCTTACTTGGCCTTTAAGTAGTTGCACCACTTGTTGTGGATTAACTGCTTTATTGGCACTTGCTTCATTCAACAATGCACCGTCAATTTTGATAGTATGCAATTCACTTTCGTAAGTTTGAATCTTTGAATTGAACTTTTCTGCTTGTTCTTTTAAAAGTTTTTCAAACTCGCCACGCTTTTCAAGTTCTTGTTGGCGTGCTTGTTCTTGCTTTGCTACCATATCGTTGTAAAGATCTAAGTCAACATTTGAATATTTCTTTTCAAACTTTGCCTTTTCTCTTGCAACCCTTTCTGCTACAATTCGATTTACTTCGTCTTGTGACAGTAAGTTTTCTTGTTCTTTAGCGACTGTGTCTGCTACCTGTTTTTCACCTTCTGGTTGAGCAACAGTTTGCTCAGTTTCGTTTACCGCTGTGTTTTCCGCGTTCATATTTTCTTTCCTCTTTTAAATTGGTTTGAGTTCTACCCCTACCCTCATTTGGTAGTATGTGTATATTTATGCCTTCCAAGCACAAAACTGTTATTTACGGCGTGATCCGCCGCGTGTTTTTTTCTTTTTCTTTTTACCACCACGCATTGCCATGATTGATCCTCCTGTTTTCAATGTAAATGAACGTTTTTTTGGACGTTCACCTACAGTTGACCCTACTGAACTACTCGTTGTTACCGGCATAATCCTCACGCTCCTGTGATTCATTAATACCTTCCCAACTTGGATGAATACGATATTTGTATTCACGTTTTTGTTCAAGTATTTCTTTTCTACGCTTTCTGCATAGATGGAATAATTCAAGCAGATATTTTCTTGCCCTCACACCTGCCGCCATATTCTTATTTGTATTTAGATCATTAACATTTTCAAAATACAGTCGCATAACTTCACGCATATACTGTTCGGTTGGAAAGTCTTCTGTCCAGTCACGATCAGGAAATAGTTTTCCCATTATTCACCTTCTTGTAATAATGCTTGTTTTTCGTTTTGTATATCTTGAGTTGTTATTTCAGGGTGTAATTGCAAAATCTGTGCATCTGTGTAACCTTCCATAATCATTTCTCTAATATGTGGACCTTTTGAAACTGCATCAAGTGTAGGATGCTCCATTTCTTCTTCTTCCATGTCTTCCATATATTCTTCTGTGATAGTTTCATAGATACGTTTGTCAATTTCTCTTGTAATTCTTGGATCAGTGATATTTGCTTCTTTGGCCATTTTTAACATAGCAATATCATTTGCTTTGTCTTGGATTGAGAAACTTCTTGGATATTCAACTTCACCGTCCCATACTTTGCCTTGATACATTGCCCATAATCTCCAAATTTGTTCTTCTGCGTGTTCAAGATTCATTGCAAATGAACTTAATTTAGAGTTTAGTGTTTGGAATTCACTTGTAAGAGCAACGCCTGATAGTCTACGACTTTCAATGCTTCTAATACCTGCCAATGATGCACTTCTGTCAATTGATTCAACTTTCTTTTCAATTGCTTGTAGAACTGCTTCAATACTTGCACCGTCTGGTTGTAGTAAGTAAGGTTTTAGTCCTGGATCTAATCCATCTTCCATTTGAATAATTGAACCTGCACCAGCAGTTGCTTGTGTGCCAGTTGTTTTAACCAAACTTGGATGATTTGTTAATCTAATAATTTGTTCAATCTCTGAACCCATTTCATAACATTCTTTTTGAATGTCTGCAATGTCACCAACAGCACTAACACCAACACCTCTTACATTTGATCTTTGTGCATATACACATACAGCAGGAATTTTTCCTAATGTGTTAGGCATAGTTTCAAATAAATCGCCGGTATTATCTTTGCCGTCAATTAGATATACATTAATTTCGTCTTTGGTATATTCTCTTACATATTGTTTGTTTTCAAGAATTTCTTCTTTTACTTTTAGATATGTTAATTCATATAAACCATTTGATTGTCTTTCATAACCCCAATCTAAAACATTGTCTGGTGTAAACAGAGAAACATAAGGACGAATACCTTGATTAAGTTCATCTGCTCTTGTATTAGCAGTTGTAATTGGTTTGTCTACTACTACCCATGCCGCACCATATACCATTGCATATGTAGATACATCTCTTAGGAATGCAAGGAAACTTCTTCCATCAAGATCAGCATCTTTTAAAAATGGTTTTAAACCTGGATCTGTTTCGATTGATCCATAATCTCTTTTAATTTCTTTTCTAAATAAAAAACTGTTGTATAAGTCAACAATTGATTTAACATGATTATCTAATCCTACTTGTCTTAGACGTTTTTCATAATCATCTCTTGACTCATAATAATATGGTTCTAAGTATTTGCCCATAAAGTAGTCGTAACCACCTTGGTAGGAATCACTTAAAAATGTCCATCTATTAATATAATATTTGTAAGCGTCATGCGCCTCTGTGATATAGTCAATAGCAATTTTGCTATCACCTTTTATTACTCTGTCTCTAATTACGGGCATTAGTTCCAACTCCTTGCATTATTGTTACCTGAGAATGCCCATCTTTCTGGTTGTGCATTGTCATACTCAGTTCTTAGTGGATATAAGAAATCTACCAAATACCCAACGGCATCTGCCATATGGTCATGCTTTCCATCTTTCTCAATGATGGAAGTTCCTGGTTTGTAAACCAAACGCTCTAAACTGTTTATAACATTTTTGCATTTAGGATCTACAAACAGTGTAGAAATGCCCTGTGCATTCTTTAACTTAGAATTCAAAGCATTTACTCTGTCCCTGATGGGTGTGTGACTGTTACGCACATTCACACGAAAACCTGCGTTTTGTAGTATTGATATGTCAGTGCGTCCGCCTGCACTTGTTTTTCTTTGTCTGCCTGCTGGATCTGGATACATAACAATTCTTGAATTAGGATATCTGCGTTTAAGTTCATCGCATACTTCGTCAGTGTTTGATCCGTTCATAACAATCTCATCTACGAAGTATATAACATTATTTTCTATAACAGAAACACACACTGACATAGGATCGACGTTAAAGTCAATACCACAATGTATTTCTGTTATATCC